ACAACGCTGGGTTAGGTAACTACCAAAGGTCAACCATTCGCATGAAGGTTAATAGGGGTGATTGGGAGGGTGCTGCCGAGGCTTTTATGATGTGGACTAAAGCAGGTGGTAAGGAAGTAGCAGGGTTAGTCAAAAGACGCAAAGCGGAAGTAGCTTTGTTCTCATCTTAAATTAAAATGTCATAATAACGCTATAAGGTGTTGAAATGTCTAACATACCTACACCAGAAGACGCACAACTCTTTGCACAAAGTGTCAGAAAATGGCAGCAAATTTTGAGTTTGTGTGATTGGCGAATTGAGAAGGGTAGTAAACCCGCTAAAGAAGCAATGGCTTCTGTGGAGTTTAACCAGACAGCTAGATTGGCCACCTACCGACTTGGTGACTTTGGTGCTGAAAAGATAACACCTGAGAGCCTAGATAGAACTGCACTACATGAGTTACTTCATATATTTCTATATGACTTGCTCTGTGTGGCTACAGACCCTAAGTCTTCAGATGAGGAAATAGAAATGCAAGAGCATCGAATAATCAATCTGCTAGAGCATCTTCTGTCAAAGGATTCCAATGAGTTCACATAATGAAACGTGTAGTGACATGGAGTTTATCCAGTTATGGGGTCAACTTCAATCAGCCACACAAATAGCTAAACATTTAGGAATAAATAATAGGGCCGTTCATTTACGCAGAAGGTACATTGAGAAAACCTACAATATGTCACTTATCGCAAGTGACCACAGGGGCGCACAATACGACAAAAACAAGCCTAAGTCATTTAGCCCATTAAAACAAATAAACCTTGGCATACTGGACGGAACAGTTATTGTGTTCTCAGATGCCCACTTTATCCCTGCACAGCGTACAACAGCGTTTAAAGGGCTTCTATGGGCTATCCAAGAGTTTAAACCTAAAGCGGTGATATGTAACGGAGATGCGTTTGATGGGGCTTCTATATCTCGCCATGACGTAACTGACCAGCCACAGACTTCTGTTATCCAAGAACTAAAAGCCTGTCAGGGTGCATTGGGTGAGATTGAGGAAGTAGCCAAAGCTGCTAGGCACAATGTAAAGTTATGCTTTACATGGGGTAATCACGATATTCGGTTTGGCAATCGTTTAGCCCAACACGCACCACAGTTTAAGGATGTTGTCGGGTTTAAGTTAACAGACCATATCCCAGATTGGGATTTCTGTTGGGCAGTATGGCCTACCGATAGCGTCATTGTTAAACATCGTTACAAAGGTGGTGTTCACGCTACTCACAACAATACTGTTAACGCTGGTGTGTCAATAGTTACTGGACACTTGCACTCTTTAAAGGTTACTCCGTTTTCTGACTATAACGGATGTAGATACGGAGTAGATACAGGGACACTTGCTGAGACTGATGGCCCACAATTTACCTATGCTGAGATAAACCCTAGTAACCACAGGTCAGGCTTTGCGGTGCTGAACTTTTTTAACGGAGAGTTGTTGCTTCCAGAGTTAGTTCAGAAGTTTGACGAAGACCAAATTCAATTTAGGGGCGAAGTAATTGATGTAGGTGCGTTTTGAGTGCTTGGCTCATTATTCTGACAGGGGCTATCTACGCCTACATTGCTGGTGAACAACTGTTCAAAGGTAACCCAAGCATGGCTGTCGTTTACGCAGGTTACGCCTTTAGCAATGTGGGTCTTTACCTGTTGGCAAAGTAGCTTATAGGCTACAGTGGTTCGTGAGTGTCCAAGGCGAAAGGTGGGATTTCCTCATCTTCATCTTCAATATCAAGTGGTGCAACTGCTTCATAGTTAACCGCCCATCCATGAGCCTCTTGAAACTCAATAAACTCATGAAATATCTTTATCATGTCAAAGTCACTGGTTTCAATAACTAGCTTGTCGTTGAAATAACCAAATTCCATTTCAAACTTCATGGTCATATTTCCTTTTGGAAGACTCCGTTAGGCAATAGTATGCCCTTGCGATTCTTAATCTGGTCATACGCAACTTCCATGCAGTTTACTAGATTTATATCTTGCAGCACACAATAATTGATGAGACAGACCATAACATCCCCTACTGCGTCTATGACCGCTTCCTTATCGTGTTTAATGGTTGCATCAGCTAGTTCTCCCATTTCTGACATTGCTTTTAAAAGCTGAACATCTGGTGTGCTGTTAGGAATAATTCGCCTTTGTTCGGCCCATTGAATTATCTTTATTTCTACATTTGCGTATGACATAACTATCCTTTTGAGTTTGCGAATTCGTACCACATAACGTAGAAGTCTTTGAGGAAATCAAGCCCCTCTCCTATCTTTACACATCTACCTAGAACAACTTGAAACACATCTCCAACTTCAGTTTGTTCGTTGTCTGTGTTACCAATAATGACTAACACAGTAAATTTAGGAACTTGAGCAAAAGCCTTGAGTAGCAATTGCTGACCAGTAGCCATGTTCTCGTTAGGCTTCTTCCATTCACCAATTAGAAAGTGTCCCTTTCTCTCGCAAATCATGTCTATGTTGCTAGGCAGGAAATGCGTATTAGTTGGAATCAACCCTTGGAAATCACGGAAGTCAGTATGGGTTGCATACTGATTTCTCATAGTGGTGAGGGGGGTCATTGCTCGTCTGCTAGCTTTCGAAAAAGTCTTTGCGCAACTATCCCCTCGTAATCAAAAAGGCGCGTCTTCATCAAAATCTTTTGGAGAACGCTTTGTAGGCTGCTTAGCTTCTTTTTGGTCTTTAGCTTTTATAGATAAAGACATAAATTTAGCACCATCCTTGCTTTCTTTTAGCCATGCGCTAATCCAAAAATCTACACCCTCTACATTAAGTGAGCCTTTGTAATGAGGAAACTTCTCATCATCTCTGCGCTCATTCTTAAATAATGCGCCTCTGTTTTCATTATTGTATTCCATGATTAACCTTTCGCATTTTTCAATGCACTTCTTACTTTACTAGGAAGCAATGTCCATAGAGCAACTTTCTGTTCGCTATCTAAGTTCTCTGCTTCCAACTTCACCCAAGCACTCTTAGGTTCTTCTTTCTCACAGAGAGCAATTAACTCCATTGCTAACTCTCTGAGATAATTCTGTTCATCCTCTGGGATGGTATCCATTGCGCCTTGTGTGGGCGTGATGATTATCTTTTCTTCCTTAATAGGCGCAGAGGAATCCAGAGCATCATGCTCAACGATTTCCATTGCTGTAACCCACAGGTAGCGTCTGGTGTATGTCTCGACTGCACCAAGGTTCTGGATGGGATGGCAGCCTTTTAGGTTAGCCTCTGCCATTGGGCTAGTGATGATGATGTTAGTGCCATCGTCTGTGTCTGTGATGGTCAGGCTTGCTATCTCTGAATCGTAGGAAACTATGCCACACAGACCAACTTCATTAAAGATTTGGTTAATTGTTGGGATAAAGTCACCAAGTTCAAAGTAACTGTAGCCAGCAAACTTATTGTGACCAGACTTCTTCAAGGGTGCGTTTTGCAACATCATTCGTGCTGCCATTAGCTTCTTGTGTACCATCTTAATTTCCTTTAGTTAAATATTCTTCAATCATTGCTTCTTTGTCTTCATCGTATAAATCCTCGAAAGGTACGAAGTGGCTTTCTTGGCAGCAGGTGTATTTGTCGCCCTTGGGTTCTGTGCAGTAACAGCAGTAGTCATCATGCGACAAGTCTTTGATAGCATCTTGTCTGGTCATTGGATTCTTTCGATAGGCTTTGCTACTAGCCATTTGTCACCCAACTGGCGTACTGACTTCACCCATTGCTTTTGGTAGCTTCTAATGACCTCTGGAGGGGCATCGTAGGTGCGGAATATCTTACGGACATGGGTTAGGTAGTGTGTGTTCATTAGCCTCTCCAAGCAAGTAGTACACCGATACCGCCAAAAATAACGATGGCTAACACATACTCAACTAGCGTCTGAATAATCTTACTTTTCATCTTGATTTCCTTAAAAATACCCACTTACGTTTTGTTGTGGGCTGAGATGGATTGTAGAGAGTTCTTAACAGATTGCAAGATATTTATGTAGGTGTTTACCCTAAAAACAACAAATAATTTCTTTGCTATACTGTTTAGATGGATAAACAAACTGCTATCACACTTGCTGGCTCACAGAGTGAGCTTGCTAGAATACTTGGAATAGAAAGGTCTGCCGTTCACCAATGGAAGACCATTCCTCCTTTACGCATTTATCAACTAAAAGAACTCAGACCAGAGTGGTTCAAATGACACAAGAAGCAGTTATCAGATGCCTACAAAACGGCCCACTTACATCCTACCAGCTAGAGGATTTAACAGGCATACCCAGACTATCTATTGCAGCTTGTTGCACCAAGATGAGTTACAAGAAAAAATTAAAAATTGGAAAAGTTAAGATGGGACGTTCTTGGGTATCTCAGTACACCCTAGAGCCACATATGATTGAATCTACCAAGGCTGCCAATGATGAGCCTTACGACAAGCTAAATCCTTTCGACATTCGTAATGCCAAGGGTATCTTTAGCAAGGCTGAATATGCGGTTATGAACGCCCAAGCTACAAGATTGTTTGGTAAATCGTTTTCAGAAGATATTACAAACAACCAGTTTATTTGATACAATGTTTTGAAACACGGCTAGTTCGGACTAATTACCCGATACGAAAAGAGAAGTCTCCCCTCCTGCCGCAGTTTCTTTTTGGGAGAATTGGAACATGAGACTACTATGCACTACTACAAGTTCAATATTGCCGACTATCGGAAAGACACAGGGCATCTTTCTACAATAGAACACGGCATCTACCGCCAGTTGATTGATTGGTATTACCTTGATGAACAACCCATTCCAGAGGAAACCCAAGTGGTTATCAGGCGGTTGCGTTTGGGTTCTGATGAGGTTAACTTTCTTAGAAATGTTCTTGACGATTTCTTTGTTTTAGGCAAAACAGGGTACACACACAAGCGCATTGAAGTTGAAATAAAAGACTATCAAGAGCAAGTAGAGAAAAACAAGAACAATGGGAAGCTAGGTGGTAGGCCAAAGAAAACCCAAGTGGTTATGTCTGGGTTGCCAGATGAAAGCCAAAATAACCCTAACCATAAACCATTAACCATAAACCATAAACCAATAGAGAAGAAGACACTCGGCAAACGCCTCGCTTCTGATTTTAGTTTTCCAAAAGAATGGGAAGAATTCTGTCAAACAGAACGCCCAGAACTTAGCCCTGTTAAAACCTTTGACCAGTTTAAGGATTATTGGATAGCCCAAGCAGGTCAGAAGGGTGTGAAGCTGGATTGGTTTGCTACTTGGCGTAATTGGGTGAGAAGCACAAACGCACCCAAGCAAAACCCTGCCGACATTGTGAGGCTCACAGTTCCGAGCAGAAATGAGCCTGACCCTGCGCTTGAGAAAATTAAAGCTGATGACAAAAAGGCAGTTCCTCCATCTTTAGAAGTTTTGGCAAAGATGGCGCAATTGCGTAAGGTAACTGTATGAACAAGGAGAATTTAAATGAGTTGGCTCTTTTCGCAGGCGCTGGTGGAGGAATACTTGGGGGGAAACTTCTCGGATGGCGAACAGTCTGTGCCGTTGAATGGGAAGCCTACCCAGCAAGCGTATTGTGCGCCCGACAAAATGACGGACTTCTCCCGCCTTTCCCAGTTTGGGATGACGTACAAACCTTTGACGGAAAGCCGTGGAGAGGAATTGTTGACGTTGTATCTGGAGGATTTCCGTGCCAAGATTTGTCCGCAGCTGGAAACGGAAAAGGACTTGACGGAGAGCGAAGTGGATTATGGAAAGAGATGGGGAGGATTATTGGCGAAGTTAGACCTAGATTCATCTTTGTGGAGAACTCCCCAATGCTCGTTAATAATGGACTCGACAGAGTGCTTGCAGACCTTTCCAAACTGGGGTTTGATGCGAGATGGGGTATTGTGGGAGCAGACTATGTTGGCGCACCCCATAGAAGGGAACGATTTTGGTTGGTGGCCCACTCCCGTAGCTTCCGATTACATGACAGGCCAAACAAACGGAATAACTTATACAGGCAAAAGATTTGTGAGAACAAGTCACAAAACTGGCACGGAGTTTGGGGCGAAGCTAACAAGTGCTTATCGACTGATGACTGGAAATCATTTGCCAGCGAATTTCTCGGAGTGGATGATGGGATGGCCTCAAGATTGGACAGAGTTAAAGCCTGTGGGAACGGCCAAGTTCCAGAAGTGGCAGCAACAGCGTGGGGAATCCTAAATGACTTTTGAATGGCCTACAAATGACTCCAGCAGAATTAGAACACTTCAAGGACTGCGAAGCGAGAGAGTGGATACGCAGATTCAACCAAAAGAAATTGACGATTGGCTCAAGCAAAGCGTTGCTCTGGTGGCAGGGTGTGTGCGTGGACTTGGAACGAATCAGAGGAAAGTCAGATACTTTGCTTTTGAGGGACAGAATGACGAGGTTACGAAATGAGACACGCAGCCAGAGTTGACGCAAACCAAGAACAGATAGTTTCTGCACTCAGGGCAGCAGGTGCTTATGTCTGGATTATTGGCTTACCAGTTGACCTTTTGGTTGGCTACAAGAATCACACTTTTCTGGTGGAGATTAAAACGGACTCTAAAAAGCGTTTAACGAAGCTACAAGCCGACTTTTTCGAGAATTGGTCAGGTAGTACCTTGTGCAGAGTAAATGATGCTGAAAGCGCATTACGAATGATTGGAGTAGTCAAATGAGAATAGTTTGTTGGTTTTCCTGTGGTGCTGCTAGTGCAGTAGCTACAAAATTGGCTATCGCTGATAACGCTGGCAAGCTACCTTTAATCATTGCCTACACAGAAGTCAAAGAAGAACATCCTGACAATATGCGTTTTCTTAAAGAATGTGAAAAATGGTTTGGTCAAGAAATACAGATTTTAGGAAATGACTTCTACGATAGGTCAATCTATCGGGTATTTGAGAAGAACTACATTCGCACTCCCAAGGGCGCACCATGCACCAGAGCGTTAAAAAAGCAGATTAGAGAGCGTTTTGAGGAAATTACTGACAGACAGGTGTTTGGCTACACGGCTGAAGAACAGGCTCGACTAGACCGATTTATTGATGCCAATAACGATGTAAACATTTGGACTCCATTGATTGACAAAGGTTTGAGCAAAGAGGATTGCTTGGGGATGCTGAAAAATGCCAACATTGAACTACCAATGATGTACCGCCTTGGGTATCACAACAACAACTGTATCGGTTGCGTCAAGGGTGGTATGGGCTACTGGAACAAAATTAAAATTGATTTTCCTGAACATTTTGACCGAATGGCTAAATTGGAAAGGTTTAAAAAGCAAACAATCTTTAAAGACCGCTATCTGGACGAACTTAAACCTACAGACGGAAACTATCCAGAAGAACAACATATTGAGTGTTCTATCTTTTGCCAACTTGCAGAGGAAGAATACAAGTGAAAGCCCCTTACAAAGCCATTGAGTACATCATTGAAAATTCATGCAAATATGCGGAAGCCAAAGCACAAAGGATATATCTCGAAGAATTCCGCAAGACCAAAAAAGCATTGTTGATGAAAGATGCTATGGCTAGAGGGATAGATTCTGCGGTTGCCCAAGAGCGTGAAGCCTATGCTCACATTGAGTATGCTGATTTGCTAAAAGGTTTAATGATTGCCATTGAGAAAGAAGAAACCTTAAAGTGGATGCTGACTGCTGCCCAGATGAAAGCCGACATTTGGAGAAGTGAGCAAGCAAGTGAAAGACTTGGCGTAAAAACTACGGAGTAGGTATAAACACCTAGTAGATATTGTGTTTAGTTTGCTATACTTCAGTCAGCCCAAGCAATTTGCAAGGGTACTTTTAAGGAAATCAAAATGAAATACGAATTTGACACAACAACTGGTGAAGGTTCTGTAATCGTTACTGTCGTGATGACATACGAGCGTGACGAAGAAGGCACTTACAACGAGAATATTGAAGATGTGATTTACGAAAAAGTGTCTCTGATGGGACTCTTTACTGACGCACAGTTTAAAGAATTAGAGATGGAAGGCACAATGAGACTGACCAGCCACTTACTTGAGGAAGCTGACCATGCAAAAATCATGGCTTACGAAGCTGAGTAAACAGGCAGTTTGGCGACTAATTCTTATTTCACTAGCTGCCTTTTGGTGGCTAGTGGTTTATTTCATAGGGGCTTTGTATGACTGATTGGACTAAAGAGGAAGACGAAGCATTTAATGCTGTTGAGCAACAAAGCAATCTTGGCAAGCAAATCATAAAAGATATGGGTCAGCCCTATCATTTTGATACTTACGTTTCACCATCTCAAAGAAACTTTGTTCTTGAGGAAGTGGCTAAAGAGTTTGACAAGATGAAAGCATTTGGCGACACAGCACAGAGTTTTGCTTCTTTTGTCCGAGATATGAAGCATGAACAATAGACCCAATAATAGGGAACGACTCCACTTGGCAAAGATTAAAGAAATGCCTTGTGGGGTCTGTAATGCTTCTCCTCCAAGCGATGCACACCATATTGTTCAGCATAACCAATACTTATGTATTCCTTTATGCAAGGACTGTCATACAAACAATTTTCTTGGTTTGCATGGTCAGAAACGTAATTGGGCAATTTATAAGCAAGATGAAATGTCAGTTTTAAACGAAACATTGAGAAAAATGTTAGGATAGCGTTACTCAGTTGCCATTGAGACTTTAGAGAGATTTGCGTCTCTCTTTTTTTTGTGAGAAAATAGCGCAAACTTCACAGGGATAGCTATGAGTGGCTTGCTAGAACCATCCGTAAAAATTGAGATTGAGATACAAAGCCAAGAGAAAAAAGGCGAAGCGTGTCCAGTTGCCACAGGTGACGTAGAAGTCAATCTTGAGTGTCGTCAGAAAGCCATCGACAAGGCTAACTATGGCCCAATGAATCCCAACGAGCCAAGCATGGATTACTGGCGTGACATTTCTAAGGCTTGGAGAATTTCACCAGCACAGGCTAAAAAGTCTCGTTGCGGTAACTGCGCTGCCTTTATCCAAACCCCTAAGATGCTTGCTTGCATTGAATCAGGCTTGGAAATGGGCGGTACAGAGATGGATGCTTGGGAAGTCATTGACGCTGGCGACTTAGGCTATTGCGAAGTGTTTGACTTTAAGTGTGCTTCCAAGAGAACTTGTGAGGCATGGATTAGTGGTGGGCCTATAACCGAGGATGAATATGATGGGAACGACAAACCAACAAGCGATGGAAATGATGCAGAAACTTATGCAGAAGAAGACTAAGCCCATGCCTGAGCGTGGTGAGCGTACTGCAAAGAACAAAGCAAAGAAGCCAAAAAAATGAACGGCTTATATGCAAATATCGCAGCCAAGAAAAAGCGAATTGAAGCGCAAAAAGCTGCTGGTAAAACTCCAGAGCGTATGCGTAAAGTTGGCTCGAAGGGTGCGCCTACTGCGGATGCGTTCAAGCAAGCAGCTAAGACTGCTAAAAAGAAATGATTAAACGAGGCTCTGAGCAGTTTTCTGGCTATAACAAGCCCAAAGCTACTCCTAGCCATCCCACTAAGTCTCATGCTGTTTTAGCTAAGTCTGGTGAGGATGTAAAGTTAATCCGCTTTGGTCAACAAGGGGCTAAAGGCTCACCTGATGGCACGAAGCGTAACGAAGCGTTTAAGGCTCGTCACGCTGAGAACATTGCCAAGGGTAAGATGAGCGCAGCGTATTGGGCTAACAAAGTTAAATGGTGAGCAACATGAAAATGACAAAAGCTGGTCAGAAGAAAGTTGGCAAGGTTATGGGTGAGTACAAAGAAGGTACTCTGCACTCAGGTAAAGGCGGTAAGGTTGTAAAGAGCCGTGACCAAGCTATTGCTATTGCTATGGCAGAAGCTGCTAAGAAAATGGGTAGGATGAAGTAATGGCTGACTTGAGGGCTACTCCGTACGCTAACCCACTTACAGGGCTAACTAACGATGCCATCCAAGGCTTGCTTGCGTTTATGCAAGACAAGAAGCGTACTCAGCAACTGCAAGGTCTGGGTAATTTGTTGGAAAGCACAGGAATCCCTAAGACAGTAGAGAGAGCAGCGTACGCAGATAGTCCTAGAGGTTTGCTAGACGCATTGACCAACGTCAACAGGGCTAACGTACCATTCTTAAAGCCAGAGACTGCTGAAGCATTGTTAACCCTGTCGCCAGTACCATCTGGTGCAAATAGGGCAGCTATGGCTGTTGGCAGGGCTGGTGAGCGAGTAGCTGAAAGAGTAGTGCCACAGATTCTTGAGCGTGGTGGTTTACCTGCTGGACTGCTTCAAGATTTAGCACAAGGCACAAAAAGTAATGTAATAGAATTGGGTTCTGAGTTTTTGGGGAAAAAACCGCCAAAAATTGAAAATTTAGCAAAAACAAGCGATAAATTTTTATTTCATTCTTCAACTTCTGATAAAGCAAAAGATTTGAAATATGGAGTTGAGCCTCAAGCTGGCGGTAGTTGGGTTAGAGAAATTGCAGCAGGTGCAACAGACGAAAATTTGGATGATTTTTTTGAAACTGTTGTCCCACTTGCTTGGTTCTCAGATAAACCAGAGTGGATTAAAGCAATGGTTGGGAGAAAATTAAACAAGCCTTTTGATAAAGTAACAGCAAAAGACATTGAAGAACATGGGCATTTGGCTTTTATTAACAAGAAATCTCCAGAGGCTGAAAATATTACATATATTTCAGAGCAAGGATTGATGGAAGGCCCACAAAGTATTGTGTTTGATGTTAATAAAGAAAATCCCAAAAAAGCGTGGCAAACAGGTTTATATCAAGAGGGTCGTTATGGCTCACGACTAGAGCCTTTTGGAGTTGAAAGAAACGAATATGTATCTCCTGAATCTATTGAGCCATTGATTCAACTGACTGGGCCTGAGTTGGTTCGGTTTATGAGATTAAAAGGTCTGTTAGAATAAAATACTAACTTAACCTTGACCAACCCTAGAGGAGTCAAACAAAATGGCACAAGTCGGAAGACCAATAAACAAATTCTATGTTTATGCAATCAAGAACGAACAAGGTTCAATTGTTTACATAGGCAAAGGCTCTGGGCGTAGATTTGAAGTTCAAAAGAAGAACTTTAAATTGTCTGGAGAAATACTTGAGACATTCGCATCAGAAAAACTTGCGTACGCAAAAGAGGTGGAATTCATCTCATTGCATCAGCCAAGTCTAAACAAATGCAAAGGTGGCAATGGATGCACAGCTACCAAGAAACGCATTGTTAAACAAGATTACGAGAAACTAATTGAGCGTATAGGCTCTCGTGCTTGCGCTGCTAGATTGTTGCTTTCCTACAACAAAGTTAACCCATCATTGATTGACCAGTCTAAAGTAGATTTATTTAGAGAGGTTGCATATGGCTAATGGAGTTAAAACAGGTGGCAGAAGCGTTGGAACACCCAACAAGGCTACGCAAGAAGCAAGACAAGCCATAGCATTGTTTGTTGACCAAAACGCACACAGGCTTACTGAGTGGCTTGATGCTGTTGCTTATGGTGACCCAACAAATGAGATTAAACCAAACCCTGCAAAAGCCTTTGAGATGTTTCAAAGCGTTGTTGAGTATCACATTCCTAAATTGGCTAGGACTGAGTTAACTGGTGACTCCAACAAGCCTATTGAAATGAAAGTTACATGGGCGAAGTAATCGAAATTCCCTATAAGCCAAGGGAACACCAACTAAAGGTTCACGAGTTACTGGAAGGCAAACGCTTTGCAGTAGTAGTTGCACATCGTAGGTTTGGTAAGACTGTTGCAGCACTTAACCACTTAATCCGTGAGGCGGTGCTAAACGAGAAAGAAACACCCAGATACGCTTACATTGCGCCTACCTATGGACAAGCAAAGCGTGTAGCTTGGGACTATCTCGTTAAATACACTACTCCGCTAGGCGGTACTAACAATATCTCAGAGTTACGAGTTGACTTCTGGGGTAGGCGTATTCAGTTATATGGCTCAGACAATCCTGATTCCCTGCGAGGTCAATACTTTGATGGGGTAATCATTGATGAGGTGGGTGACCAGAATCCTAAGATATGGACAGACATTGTTAGACCAGCCCTGACAGACAGAAAAGGCTGGTGTCTCTTTATTGGTACGCCAAAGGGACACAACCACTTTAAAGAATTGCGAGACAGGGCAGAAACTGAGGATGGTTGGGGTTTGCTAGAGTTCAAAGCCTCTGAGACAGGGGTAGTGGATGAGGTAGAACTAAAGGCTGCTAAGAATGAGATGGGTGAGGATAAATACAGGCAAGAGTTTGAATGTAGCTTTGATGCTGCTGTAGAAGGTTCTTACTATGGGCAAATCCTCAACGAGTTAGAAGACAAGAAGCATATGCAAGAGATTCCCAGAGAGGAACTAAGCAGAACATTTACTGCTTGGGACTTGGGAATGGGTGATTCAACTTCTATCTGGGTGGCTCAGTTGGTGGGTACTGAGGTCAGATTACTGGACTATTACGAAAATCATGGCGTAGGTTTAGACCACTATGTGAAGTGGATTAAGGACAACGACTATCTCAAAGCAGAGCATATTCTGCCCCATGACGTTAGGGTCAGAGAACTAGGAACTGGTAAGAGCAGATTAGAGATGCTTGAGGAATCAGGACTTGAGGTAAAGATTGCGCCAAGGATGGGGCTAGATGATGGCATCCAAGCGGTAAGACGATTATTGCCAAGGTGCTGGTTCAATATTCCTAAAGTGCAAACAGGACTGAACTGCCTGAGAAACTATCGCAGAGATTACGATGAAAAGCGTAAGATATTCTATGAAAGACCACTACACGATTGGTCTAGTCATGGCTCTGATTCGTTCCGTTACTTAGCCCTTGGATTGGATGAAGGACATTCAACGTGGTCTAAGCCGATTAACCAAACTCCGAAATGGATTGTCTGATGTATGTACAAATGCAGGGTGTAAATCTAGCCCCTAAAGTAAAAGAACTTGAAAAACGTATCGAAATGCTTGAAAATATGGTAAAAGAGTTACAATTGGATAAACCCAGAATGGGACGCCCTCCAAAGGACAAGCATGGCACAGAACGAGTTAATGTCGATAATCCAATCAGAGATTGACGATGCTATTGGATTTATTGAGAGTGAGACAGTAGAACAGCGTAAGACTGCGCTTGAATATTACCTCCGAAGCCCATTAGGAAATGAGGTGGAAGGAAAGTCTCAAATCGTTACTGGCGAAGTGGCAGAAGCGATAGATGGTGCGCTACCTAGCTTAGTTCGTATCTTTACAGGCTCAGATGATATTGTAGTTTTTGAGCCTCAAGGCCCTGCCGATGAAGCGTCCGCAAAACAAGCGACACAGTATTGCAATTGGGTTTTTAGCCGTGATAACGCTGGTGTAGCCATTCTGCATGATTGGTTCAAAGATGCCTTGCTACAGAAGAACGGCATTGTTAAAGCGTACTGGGAAGATAAAGAAGACATTACAAAAGAGCGTTACTTTGACTTGTCTAATGATGAGTTAGCAATGCTGATGAGTGATGAGACTATGGAGATTGTCGAGCAAGATACGACAGAGTTCCCAATTATTGACCCAATGGGTCAGCCAGTTATAGACCCTATGGGTATGCCTGTGATGGGTGCTACTCATAACGTAGTTGTCCAACAGAAGAAGAAATCAGGCAAGGTAACGATTGAGAACGTTCCTCCAGAGGAGTTCTTGATTAGCAAGAAGGCTAGAACTATTGCTGATAGCCCATTCGTAGCCCACAGGCAGATGTTAACTCGTAGCACCTTGGTTGCTATGGGCTTTAACAAGAAGCAGATTGAAGGCTTGCAGATGGGTGATGCTTTGGCATATACACCAGAGCGTGTGGCTCGTTTCTCTGCTGGTGAGCAACCTTACCAAGTTCAGACAGATGACCCCTCAATGCAAGAGATTGAAGTCTTTGAGTGCTATGTCAAAACTGATATAGATGGCAAAGGTATTGCTTCATTGGTTCAAGTGTTCTACGCTTCTAATGAAATCCTTGAGGACGAAAAAGGTAAGGAGATGATTGAGGAAGTTGATTACGTTCCTTTCCACTCAATTTGTCCAATCCCAATCCCACATAAATTTTTTGGGAACTCACTAGCTGACAGAACAGTTGACCTACAGTTAATCAAGACCACTATCACTCGTCAGATGTTGGATAACTTATATCTGACAAACAATGCTCGGGTGGTTGCGGTTGAGGGTCAAGTAAACCTTGATGACTTGCTGACTTCTACAGCAGGTGGTGTTATTCGTGCCAAGTCACAAGGTGCTGTTCAGCAATTAACAGTTCAGAACGTGGCTAATCAGGCTTTTCCAATGCTTCAGTATCTGGACACAGTACAGTCTAAGCGTACTGGTGTATCTGATGCTTCACAGGGCTTAGACCCTGCTATCTTGCAGAACGTGACTGCTGCTGCGGTTGCCTCAATGCAACAAGCTGGCGCAGGTAAGATTGAACTAATGGCTCGAATCTTTGCTGAGACAGGCGTTAAGTCTTTGTTCCAAGGCATCTTGCATTTACTCTGTAAGTACCAAGACAAAGCACGAATGGTTCGTATGCGTGGTGAGTTCGTAGAGTTTGACCCTCGTACATGGGCTAACCAATACGATGTTTCTATTAACGTAGGTTTAGGTGCTGGTAACCGACAAGAGCAGATGGCTATGTTGTCGATGGTTCTTGCTAAACAAGAGCAATTGATTGCTCAGTATGGCCCTGCTAATCCTTATGTTTCACCTGCTCAGTATCGTGGCACATTGGGACGCATGGTTGAGATTGCAGGGTTTAAGGATTCTGCTGAGTTCTACAAAGCTATTACGCCAGAGCAAGACCAAGCGTTGAGCAATCCTCCTCCACAGCAACAGCAGATGCCTCCAGAGGTTCAAGCATTGATGGCTAGGACTCAAGCTGAGATACAAGCTAACCAAGCTAAAGCACAAGCTGATATGCAGATGCAACAACAGCAGATGCAGATTGACATGGAGATGGCGCAACAGAAGGCTGGACTTGAGATGCAATTATTGCGTGAGAAGGAAGGTGCTAAGTTGCAACTTGAGCGTGAGAAACAACAGGCTTACTTTGCATTGAAGCAACAAGAGTTTGAAGCAGAAGCACAATTGAAAGCAATGAAAATTGGTGCTGGCATTACATCTAACGTAGAGATTAGAGGTTAATCATGGCTGCAACTAATGCTGAAATCCTTGGTTGGCTACAAGCTAATCCTACCGCTACTGATGCTGATATTGCTAATGCAATGGCGGTTGCAGGTGTTAACCCTGCTCAAATGGCTCAAGTTGTAGGTGTGTCTGAAGGCGAGGTAGCTGCTCGTGTTGCGGCTACATTACCTCCAAATCAAGCAGTATTGCTTGGCGATACTTATGTTCAAGCAGTTAACCAAGTTATTGGTTCTGGCGAAGACCAACAAGTAGGTGGACTTGAGAATGTAATTACTTATAAGGCTGATGACAATAAAGTTGGTGGAAATATCAATTATTTCTCTCCAACTGGTGAATATCAGCAAACCACTAAACAGCAAGAAGTAAACGCTACCAAAGACTTCATGAACTTTGCTCTTACAGCAGGTACATTG